GTAGATCCGTGAGTCCAAAGGCAAACTCAAGCCACCTGAATTTCGTCCAGTCTAGGAGATTTGGGCCTTTCCAGCAATCGTATCCTGTCTGGAAATAATCAAAGAAGCGGCAAAACTTCTCATCATTAAAGCCGCCAGCTATCCCAATTCCAAGCAGTCGCTGGAATGCATCAAACTGGTCCTTGACGAACGTACTTGGGTATAATGCCAAGAGGAACCAATCTCTGGTCGTCCGTGTCGGTATGCAGTTCTTCCAAAAAGTACCTGAAATATGCATCTCAGCGGGAACTGATGCAAAACAAGTCTTTTCTGGCTTCACTGTCATGAGAAAATGCTTTTCAAAGAAAGCAGAAGCATCTTCTATAATCTTGGGCGAGTATGTCACCGACACGCGAAACGCGGAATCGTCACCATTCGTCCTAAGCTCACTAATTCTCCGATTTGTATAAAAGGCAAAACATTTGATCAAGATTCTGCAAACAGTTGAGTCCACCAAGTTAGTGAAGTGCGATCCGGAGGGTACACCATGGTCCTTCATTACCACACGCCCGTTAGGGAGGAGCAATGGAGTATTGATGAAATAATCCCTTATGCGGAAAAACGCCGTTTCACTACGCTTGCGAACGCGTTCAAAATCTTTGTTGTCGTCAATGCCTGCAGTAACGACACCGTTTTGCGGATCCCAGTATGATCCATGAGCGAGATTTTCATTGTAAATGTCAAACGCATCATAGATAAGCTTCGTAACTGGGAAGCTATCGAACTTCGAGAAGTCGAGTCCTACGCCGTGAAAGCCTTCGTCACCACAAATGGTAGCCAAAAACTTGTCAAGTTTATAGCGCGTCTCAACGCCGGTCAGAAAGAGGTGAGATTTCTGGTTGTAATAGGCCTTAATCAGTGGTTGTGCGTACACACCCTCTGCACATGTCATGTCAGCCGGATACATCCATATACCTCTTGTCTTCGGTTTCTCTACCTCCGATAATGCACCACGGGTACCGATAGCGCACGGACGGAACGGGACACCACTCTTTGGGTTCTTGAGATGATGGTGTAGAACACGCCCTTCATGGAGGATCTGGTTCTTGATGTCACCCTTTTTCTTGAAATGCGGGTAACCGGAACTAGTATTAAGAACCAGGTTCACAGACTTAACGAATGTTGGGACCACTTTCTCATCAAGCTTCATCTCCTGTCGAGTTTCTTGGACAGCAAGATTGTAAGCCATCTGCAAGCGCTTGTCGGTCGTCCACGCCTTCGGGAGATATCTGGCAGGTTTGTCATATTGTGCCACTGAATCTCTCAAATCTTTAGCCCTACCGGGTTGGCGAGTAAAACCACGAAGCTGAGTCTCGCGGAGTTCGGGGTCGAAGCATTGTAAAGCCTCTTTAACAAATGGATCGTAACGTCTTCGAGCTAGGAGGACGCCGCGACGAAAATTCGGCATTGACTTCGCGTCACGCAGGTGCCGAAATGGTTTCGACCACAGATCATCTGTGGATACCAATTGTTCATCTTCAGAAGTGACTACATCGTAATAGTCGTTATCGTACATCTGGAGGTGGGTTGAATCCTGTGTATAAGGAAGAAGAAAA